GGGCATCTGTGTATTTGTATACCCCCACATTGACTCACACCCTCCCAAATCAGCGCATTGAGTCTTTGTATCGTAACGAGTTTTCATTGTACCTTCCTTCAAACTGCCATGACCCCCCCTGGGGGTTGTGGCTCTTTCTACCACCCATAGGCGAAAAAAAATTATGAGCGATATGTCCGACACCCTCCTCGCTCTACGCAAAGACCCTGTACTATTCGTGACTACGTGCCTCAATGCCAAACCCCAGAAATGGCAAGAAGAAGCCCTTCACGCAATAGCAACAAAGCCGAGAGTTGCCATACGCTCCTCTCATGGCGTAGGCAAGACAGCCTTTCTGTCATGGGTCATCCTCTGGTTGCTTCTCACAAGAGTACCTTGCAAAGTACCCTGCACTGCCAACTCTGCTAACCAATTAGAGCAAGTCCTGTGGAGTGAACTACAGAAATGGGCAAAACGCCTCCCCACAGGCTTTCAGAAAGAGCTTGTTTTTGCGTCTGATAAAATAACGCTAAAGAATGTGAAAGAGTCCTTTGCCGTTGCACGTACCGCACGTAGAGACTCTCCAGAAGCCCTACAGGGTTTTCATGGTACACCGGAAGTTGATGGTTCTCTCTCCTTCATCGTAGAGGAAGCATCAGGGGTGCCGGATATAGTGTTCGAAGTAGCCCAGGGCGCAATGTCTACCGAAGGCTCAAAGACAGTGATGGTGGGCAACCCCACCTCTGCCACTGGTTATTTTGCCGATGCCTTTGGAAAAAATGCCGACAGATGGCATACAATGACAGTCTCTTGCTATGACTCTGAGATGGTATCGAAAGACTGGATAGAGGACATGAAGCGTCAATATGGCGAAGACTCCAATATCTTTCGTATTCGGTGTTTGGGTCTTCCCCCACTACAGGATGACGATACTATAATACCGATACATCTGCTAGAAGACGCAATAAAAAGAGAGGTAGAAGCACAAGAAGTACAGCCCATATGGGGTGTGGATATATCACGCTTTGGCTCAGATCGCTCTGCCCTAGCAAAGCGCAAAGGCAATGTTTTACTTGAGCCTATTAAGAACTGGTCACAAAAAGACCTTATGGAGACAGTGGGTATTATTCTTGCTGAATATGAGTCAGTACCCTATGACCAACGCCCAAGTGATATTCTTATTGACTCCATAGGACTAGGCAGTGGCGTAGTTGATAGATTAATAGAATTAGACCTTCCGGCACGAGGCGTAAATGTAGCCGAAAGCCCAGCCCTCGGACAACGCTATATGAAGCTGCGTGACGAGTTATGGTTTAGAGCGAAAGAATGGCTTGAGGCAAGAGATTGCAAGATGCCGGAGGACGAGACCCTTATCCATGAACTCTCAAGTGTTCGTTATGGCATTACGTCAAACGGCAAATTTAAGTGTGAGGGCAAAGACCAGATGAAGCGCAGAGGGTTGAAGTCACCAGACCTCGCTGATGCGTTTGTATTAACCTTTGCGTCACAGGCTGTTAGAGCGAGTGGACAGAGTTATACGAGTTATGGCTATAGACGAGAGCTTGCCTATGGAGATACAAATTGGATAGTGTAAATGGGATTATTGGACAATTTTTCGCAGCCCTTTCGTATTTCGAGTCTTTTACCAAGTGAGGCACAACTACAGGCGTTTAAGCAAAAGAGTGATGCCGAAGCACTAGAGCAGTTTAGTCAAGACCCAAACCCTATACGCAGAGTGCCGTTTAATATACTGACAGCACTAGGCGTAAACCCTACCATCGCCCAAGCTGCACCGACAACCTTAGATGTTGCGCCTGTAACTGGAGATATCAGCGCATTAGCGGATGCGAGAACAGCCTTTGGACAGGGTGACTTGGCAACGGCTGGATTGCTAACAGCAGCAACAATACTGCCTGGAGTTCCGGCTGGTAAGGTAAAAGGACTGCTCAAAAAGAGTGATGATACAAAGCCACTATTGAATGTGGATGATGCGCCAAAAGAAGGTATAGCGAATGTTGTGCCTCCTACAGACAATGAGCCAGGCATCATAGCTTTTCATGGCTCTGGTGCTGACTTTGACCAGTTTCGCATGGATAAGATAGGTACAGGCGAAGGTAATCAGGCGTTTGGCTATGGATTGTATTTTACTGATAGTGAGGACATAGCCAAGTTTTATAAAGACACTGTTCGTCAAGAAAGAAATATGCTTCATCTTGATGGCAAAATGCTCGATAGTGTTTATACGGCTGACAATGAAGAGAAGTTTGGTGATTATGTTGCTAAGAATTTCCCTTCAAGTATCCATGATGATGTATACATGGTGCTAGATAATCTTGGTCAAGGTTTAGGGTCAATTCAAGATGCCGACAATTTAGCTTCAGGTACGTTTAGAACGGCAACAGAAAAGCAAATATACAATAAAATTAGGAAAGATTTATCGTTACCTGAATTACCTGAAGGGAGAACCTATAAAGTTGCATTAGCTCCAAAGCCTGATGAGTTTCTTGATTATGACAAAATGCTTATTGATCAACCTCAATCAATGCAAAGTAAAGTTCAGGAGATAGTAGACATTTTACCTTTTAATAAGCCTCCAATGGATGCACGAAATGGTAATTCCTTTCAAGAAGAAATAACGAGCCAAGTTGAAGACAGTATTAAAAACCTAGCTAATACCAAACTTATGGTTATGAAAGGCGAAATGTCAGAAGAAGTTTTTGACAACTTAGTAAAACAAGACCCTTTTATTGATTTAGTATTCAAAAAATTATTTAAGCAAGGGGCAGAAAATCAAGGCTTTGGCATAAACCCCCTAGCTAAAGCTCCACAGATAGCCTCACAGATAATGAACGACTATGGCATCAAAGGAATAAAATACAAAGCTGGTCAAGGCGTAGGAATAAGAAATATTGATGAGACTAGCAAAACAAACAACTATGTCATTTTTGATGAGAACCTAATAAACATACTTGCGAAATACGGCATTGTTGGAAGCGTTGGAATAACAGCGTTACAGAACAGCGATATATGACATGGCAACGACAAAAGACGTAGATAGAACCCCCTCTGGACGCATTAAGTACAGGGGCGAGAGCTTTGCTGGATTTAACAAGCCAAAACGCACTCCTGGTAAGTCAAAGAAGTTTGCTGTTCTTGCCAAAAAGGGCAATGAAATAAAGATGGTGCGCTATGGAGACCCTAATATGGAGATAAAGAAAGATAGTCCGGCTAGACGTAAGAATTTTCGAGCAAGACACAACTGCGATACCGCAAAAGACAAGTTTACCGCACGATATTGGTCGTGCAAAAATTGGTAAGGAGCAAAAAATGATGATGATGGGGCGATATAAAAAGGTTATGTCAATGGACATGAAGGAAATGCCTATGAAAAAGAAGAAAAAGAGCAAGAAAAAGGCAAAAAACACAAAAAAAGGCACAATAGTCGGTAAATTTTCATCACAGGAGGTCTAATATGTACCACAGAGGCACAAAAAAGAAGAAGACGAAGAAAAAAAAGAAGGGAAAGTAAGTAATGTCACCAATTTACAAGCATACCATCCATAAAAACAAGGCTGCAAAGCCAGAACCCAAGCCAGAGCCTAAAAAAGCTGAGAAAAAAGAGCCAAAAGCGAAGAAGAAGTAATGGATGATAATGAATTTGCGACTATTCTCAAATCAGAGATAGAGCAAGCCAACAATTACTATGATACAGAGCTTTCTTCTGATCGTGTAGAGACCCTACAATTTTATTTAGGTGAGCCATTTGGCAACGAACAGGAGAATAGATCAAAAGTAGTCCTCTCAGAGGTGCGTGATACCATTGAGTATCTTATGCCCTCTCTCATGCGTATTTTTGCGTCTAATGATAAGTTCTGTCGGTTTGTAGGGCGTAACGCAGAGGATGTAAGAGGTGCAGAGCAAGCCACAGAGCTTGTAAACTTTGTACTCAACAGCCAAAACAACGGCTTTACGATTTTACATAACTTCTTCAAAGACGCATTACTGTTTAAGATTGGCGCATTAAAGACATATTGGGATGAGACTGAGACTACAGTCGAGGAGACCTACGAGCGATTGAGTCAACTTGAATTAACCACCCTACTCGATGACCCAGCGATTGAATTAAAGTCACAGGAGATTGTCGAAGAGGGCGTTACAGACCCTATGGGCAACGAGATACCTACTGAGCAGTATTTCAATGTAGAAGTCAAAAGACGCACGAAGAATGGCAAGGTAAAAATAGAGAATATACCCCCTGAAGAGCTTATATTTTCACGCAGAGCGAAGTCTATGGATGATTGCACATTCATAGGACACCGGACACAAGTAAAGGCTGGTGACTTAATAGAACGTGGCTATGACGCAGACCTTGTTATGTCGCTTACAGGCGATAAAGAGCTAGACGATGAGTCAGAGCGTCAATCACGTTTTCAGGACATTGAGTCTAGCCCCTATGATAATGCTGTAGACCCCACCAACAGAGAGGTGTTGGTAACAGAGGCGTATATCAGGGCTGATTATGATGGCGATAATGTAGCTGAACTACGCAGAGTTATTGTGTTGGGCGATAACTACGAGATTGTAGAGAATGAGCCATTTGACAAGATACCTTTTGCGATAGTTAGTCCGATACTTATGCCTCATAGAATGGTGGGCTTGAGTGTGGCTGAAATGGTTATGGACTTGCAGTTAATCAAGTCGCAAATCTATCGACAGATGTTGGATAATCTGTATCTAACCAACAACTCCAGAGTGGCGGTTGTGGAAGGACAGACAAATCTTGATGACCTACTATCAAGCAGACCAGGTGGCATTGTAAGAATGAGAGCGCCTGGCATGGTACAGCCATTAGCCGTACCCCAATTAGGCGCACAAGCCTTTAATATGCTTGAGTATGCAGACCAGATAAGAGACCAACGTACAGGCTTTTCTAAAGCCTCTCTAGGGCTTGACCCAAAGCAGTTACAGTCAACATCAACCAATGCTGTTAACGCCACTATACAGGGCGCACAACTCAAGATAGAGATGATTGCTCGTGTCTTTGCTGAAACTGGTGTTCGAGATATGATGTTTAACATCCTACACCTTATCCAGAAGCATCAGGACAAGGCAGTAACGATACGATTGCTAAATGAGTACGTGGATATAGACCCAAGAGCCTTTGCGAATGAGTATGATTTAGAGGTAAATGTGGGTCTTGGTAATGGTGAAGAAGACCAGAAAGCAGCGATGTTGGTTCAGATTGCCAACAAGCAAGAGCAGATGTTGAGAGAGTTAGGCATAAACAACCCTGTAGTAAAGCCATCGCAGTACGTTAATACGCTAAAGAAGATCGCAGAGATGGCTGGATTTAAGGATACAGATCAGTTCTTTAGTAGCGGTGAGGCGTTAGATCAGGCTGCACAACAGGCACAGGAGCAACAGCAGCCAGAGCAAAACCTAGAATTATTGAAGCTACAAGAAGAGTTGAAGCTAAAGCGTGAGGAAATGGAAGCTAAGATTGCACTTGAGAGAGAAGAGATGTTGGCAAAAATAGAGCTACGCAAGTTTGAATTTGAGGCTGAACTCAATCTCAGGCAACAAAAACTCGCACTAGGTGGCGATATATCGACTAACTTACCGACAGCACAATGACAGACTTAGAAGAAGAGCGTCACAGAGGCGCAAGGGCGCAATCTATAATGACAGACCCTATTATGATTGAGTCATTTCAGGTATTAAAAGGCAACTATTTCAATGCGTGGGCTGACAGTATGCCTACCGATACAGCAACAAGAGAGCATTGCTGGAATATGTATAATGCCGTTAGAGATTTAGAAGGACAATTGGAATCCGTCATTAAGACCGGAAAATTTGCAGATAAACAATTAACAAAAGGAGTTTAGGATGCAAGACAACCCTAGCAACCCTCAAGAGGGAACTGGGAACTTATCGCAAAGTGATGCGGTAAACCTATTATTGGACACGAATAGCCCTTCCGAAGAAGTAAGCGAAGTCCAGCCAACAACCGAAGTAGAAGCTGAAGACGTTGAGGCGGTTGAAGAACAACCAACCGAAGCAGAAGCAGAAGAAACAGAGGCAGAGGAAGTCACCGAAGAAGAGGCAGAAGCCGAACCGGAAGAGACCCTCTACAGAGTAAAAGTGGATGGCGAGGAATACGATGTAAATATCGAAGAACTCAAGAAAAACTATCAACTCGAAAAATCGGCTCAGAAAAGACTACAAGATGCTGCGGAACAACGAAAAAACTTGAGCAGCAAGGAAGCGTCTTTAGAGCAAGAGCGTCAAAAATACGAGCAAGTCTTACAAGTGTACGCACAACAGTTAGCACAACCTCAACAGGCAATGAGTCAGGAACAGTTAGCGCAACTGAAAGCCGAAGACCCCATCGCATATAATACGTATTTGGTTGAGGAACAGCAGAGACAAAGCAAACTTCAAGCGGTTCAACAAGAACAGCAAGTCCTTAAGTCTCAGCAACTAGCGAAACAGGCTGATTTACTTCTTGATCTAATCCCATCGTGGAGAGACCAAGGTGTAGCAGCCAAAGAAAAAGGCGAATTAGTTGGTTATTTACGGAATCAGGGCTTTTCGACTGAGGATATAAATAACGCAACTGATGCAAGGATAGTAAACATGGCACGAAAAGCACAACTTTACGACAATCTACAAAACAAAGCGACTGTCGTAAAAAAGAAGGTCGTTACTGCGCCTAAGATGGTAAAGGCTGGACAGCCAAAACCACGTACAAATGTACAAGACAAAGCACGAAAAGACGCTTGGGCAAAGCTGAAAAAGACAAACAGCAGAGATGCTGCTGTCGAATATCTTTTAACCAAGTAGCTATTTAGGAGTAAATAATATGGCAACTTTTCTAACTTCAAATGCGGTTGGAGAGAGAGAGGACTTATCAGATGTCATCTATAGGATTGACCCAGATGAGACCCCTGTGTTTTCTAACGCACAAAAAGAAACCACAAAGGCAGTCACGCACGATTGGCAAGTCCAAGAGTTAGCGTCTGCTGCTGATGATAACCATGTCAACGAAGGGGCTGACTATTCCTATGTCAACCCAACAGCGACAACCAGACTGTCAAACGTACACCAGATTGCAGCACAGGCAGCAAGTGTCTCAAACACACTTGATGTTGTGGACAAAGCTGGTAGAGACAGAGAGACAGCCTATGTCAAGATAATCAAGGCGATTGA